CTATAAGCGACCTACGGGATTTTATAGAAAAAGACATGAAAGGCTTTGCCGATCTGCAAAAGGAATACACAAATATTATAAATGCTAACGAAGTACATACTTCAAACTATTACGGCGATTGCATCACAAAGCTACAACAAGCATTATCAAAAGCTAAGACAGATTTACAGAAGGCTAAAGCGGAAGTAGCCAAAGGCGGAGATAACCCGCATCCGGCATTAAGAACCGCCTACACTTCTGATATACAAGTAGATGAAACCTTTGCAAAGATAAACAAGGAACTTACCGAAAAATGGTTTGAGAACGGAGATTTAAAACTAACCCCAACGAGAAGAACGGGGGTAAACGGTTTTACGTACATGGACGGGCGTTTATCATTAACGCCGGATAGATTAGCCGGGGTAAAATCTGCATTAGCCAAGATAGCTACAAGACATTCGGCAGACATAACAAAAGGAGAAGCAGACGCTATGGCTACCTTTTGGCATGAGATTACACATAATAGGAACAAACCGGGAAATATGTATCTTACCGATACGCAACGGCGTTATATGGAATTGGCAAACGAATTTGTATCACGTAAGACCCTACCGGAGTTTTACAAGAAATTAGGATGTTCCAAAACACCTTATCCCGAATTTATTACGAACCGTAATTCTACCGGATATAATACAATGGTTAATAATTACGATTGGGTTATAAGTAACTTCGGGCTTGACGCTAATAAAGTATTAGCTACGGTAAAAAGAAATCTATATAACGAAGTTTATTCCGACCAATTAACCGGATTGAAACAAGGTTTGTTAGATGGTGGATTAAAACGCTTAGACGGTAAGAAGGTTAGTAAATCAGACTTAAACAATATATTAAAATGCTGTTGCTGCGGACGGGCAACGCTTGAAAATTGGCTAAAGCAAAACGGATATATGAACTAAGGGGCTATATTACCCCTTAGTCTATAATATAACCTTTCTTCATAGCCTTACCGTTTTCTTCATCCCGTTCCTTTTCCAATTTGACAGCAAAAGAAGCCGCCGCCGCTTCTAATTGCTTATCGCCAATTTTATAAGCAAGGTATTCAATATCACGCGCTTTATTTATTGGATGACATGTTTTTTTATAATATTCCACGCGATCACTATCTTTAATAC